CAAATGACAAATTACAACCAGACATGACTGCAATAAACAAAGTAGCAGAAAGTGTACAAGCACTGGTACAAGTCTTATCAGCTAATAACAATAACAACGAGATGCTAGTAGAATTAAAGAAATTTAATAGACATGCCAGTAACATGGTTCAAAGAATGGCTTAGAGGTTGCAATAAATACAATAGTATGCTATTATAATAGTTACAACCCACGTATTGGAAAAGAAATAAATGAGCTGGAAAAAATATTTTAAAGTAGTAAATGCAGACAATATGACAGGTTCTGTCACTGCTCCTACAGGCACTCAACCTGATGTAGGATTTAAAAATTATCAAAGTGTGTTACCAGAAGTGTACACAGGTCATCCAAATCGTATTGATAGATATAATCAGTATGAAACAATGGATAGTGATAGTGAAATCAACGCCGCACTAGATATATTAAGTGAGTTTAGTACACAGTCAAATGTAGAAAACCATACACCTTTTGATATATTTTTTAAGAGTCAACCAAGTGATACAGAAACACAGGTTATCAGAGAAGCACTATATAACTGGATTAGTTTAAATGATTTTGATAGACGTATTTTTAAAGTATTCCGTAATACTATTAAGTACGGTGACCAGGTTTTCATACGTGATCCAGAAACGTTTCAATGGTTTTGGGTAGATAATGCAGACGTTGTAAAAGTTATTGTAAACGAAAGTGCAGGTAAAAAGCCTGAGCAATACATATTAAAAAATATTAATGTTAACTTTCAAAACTTAACAACAACACAACCACAACATTCTGATCAAATGACTGGAAAGATGAGTGGAGACCAAAGTGCAGGTAATGTGTACGATTTAGGAAAACATCAAGGAGCAAGCAGTAGCGGATCTCGTTTTAGTAATTCAACAACTGAATTAGCAATTGATGCAAAGCATGTAGTACACATTAGTTTAACTGAAGGATTAGATCCTAACTGGCCTTTTGGACTTAGTGTTCTTGAAAGTGTATTTAAAGTATACAAACAAAAAGAATTATTAGAAGATGCGATTATTATTTACAGAGTACAACGTGCTCCTGAAAGACGTGTCTTTTACATTGATGTAGGAAATATGCCAGCACACATGGCAATGGGCTATGTTAATAGAGTTAAGAATGAAATACATCAAAGACGTATTCCAAGTCAAAGTGGTGGAACTAACACAATGGATGCAACTTATAATCCATTAAGTATTAATGAAGATTACTTCTTTCCACAAACTGCTGAAGGTAGAGGATCTAAAGTTGATACATTACCAGGTGGAACAGGACTTGGTGAAATTGATGATTTAAAATACTTTACTAATAAGTTATTTAGAGGACTAAGAATTCCAAGTAGTTATTTGCCAACAGGAGCAGATGACGGGTCATCAACTACTACTGATGGTAGAGTTGGTACTGCATTAATTCAAGAGTATAGATTCAATCAATACTGTAAAAGACTACAACACAGTGTAGCAAGTACATTTGATTTTGAATTTAAAATGTTCCTTAACTGGAAAGGCTACAATATCGATAGTAGCATGTTTGAGCTTAGAATGAATGAGCCTCAAAACTTTGCCGCATATCGACAGGCAGAAATTGATGCACAACGAGCTTCGTTGTTTACAAGTCTATCACAGACTGATTATCTAAGTAAACGTTTCTTACTTAAACGTTTCTTAGGATTAAGTGAAGAAGAGATTAGTGATAACGACAGAATGTGGGCTGAAGAAAACGGGCAAGCAACACTAGGTAGCTCAGCTAATCAAGAACTGAGAAGTGTAGGAGTTACACCTGGTGATATTAACACTGATTTTGATTCACTTGAAGCAGATGAAGATACAGATATCAGTGCCGACGCTGATATTGACTTAGACTTAGATGTAGGTGGTGATGCATTACCTGCAGATGATGCTGAGTAAGAATAAAGGTAAATATACACATGGAACTAGATGATCTTTTTAAAAAGAATAGACATGATGGCGCAGCTGATCAAAGTACACTACAACTTAGTGATACTAGAAAATCTCGCTTGACCTTAGAGCAAATCAATAAAATGCGTCGTATTCGTGAAGCAAAGAAAATTGAAGAATATGAGAAGCTCAAACGTATAAAATTGCAATATGGTAAAGACAGCGGGTCAGAATAGTCGAGTTTTAGTTTAATCTATAGTTATCCCGATATAAATGTCAAAAAGTGCTACTTTTTTGCCTTTAAACCTACCTTTATTGAAAACATAAGTAAATATTAATACCATAATAAAACATATCCTAATAGGAGTCTGAAAATGAGCGATAAATGGAAACAATTAATTGACCTAGTGGTCAATGAAGAAGAAGATAAAGCCTCAGAGCTTTTTCATGAGATTGTAATTGAAAACTCTCGTGAAATTTACTCAAACTTAGTTAACAGTGAAGAAGTTGTTGACGAAGCAGAAGTAGATGAAGTTAGCAATGATGAAGTTAATAATTTTATTGACGATATCAAAGCAGACGAAGAAGGTGTCAGAGAAGAGGACGACGAAGACGAAGACCTCGAAGATGATGCTGAAAAACTAGGCGATGAAATGGATATTCCTGATGAAGAAGATCATGAAGATGCTGAAATCGAAAATCGTGTAGTTGATCTCGAAGATGAAATCGAGTCATTAAAAGCAGAATTCGCTGAGCTATTAGCAAGTGATGATGAGCCTGAAGAAGAAGCAGAAATGCCAGAGCCAGAAATGGAATCTGTTGCAACTGATGAAGACTCAATTGAAGAAACTGAAGAAGTTGCAGACGAAGCAGTTGAAGAAGCAGTTGAAGAAGTTGAAGAATCAGAAGAAATAGTTGAGTACACAGAAAAAGCACCAGCACCAAAAGGCGGCGCTGATGATAATACAAAATCAACTGTAGCAAAATCTCAAAAGGGCGGCATTAAGAATGCTAGTTCAGCAGAAGAAAAAGGTGGATCTACACCGAAGTCACAAGACATGGGTGGAACTACTAAACCAGACATGAAAAAAGTCTAAGGAGTACTTAGATGTCCTCAGTATACTTAAAAGAGAACTTGACATTTGATCAAGCTCGACTTGTAACAGAAAGTGCAAATGACGGCAAGGATTTATTCCTTAAAGGTATTTGTATTCAAGGTGGAGTAACCAACGCAAACGGACGCAACTATCCAGTTGAACAAATTACGCGAGCAGTTTCAACCTTGAACGAACAGATTACTAAGGGCGACTCGGTATTAGGAGAAGTCGATCATCCAGATGACTTAAAGATCAACTTAGATCGAGTATGTCATATGATAACCGATGCGTGGATGGATGGTCCAAACGGTTATGGTAAATTAAAAATACTTCCTACACCAATGGGAACACTAGTACGAACAATGCTAGATAGTGGTGTTAAGTTGGGAGTATCGAGCCGCGGTAGTGGCAATGTCAATGAGGCTTCAGGTGAAGTCAGTGATTTCGAGATCGTAACAGTCGACGTAGTTGCACAACCAAGTGCTCCAAACGCCTACCCAACTGCAATATACGAAGGGCTAATGAACATGAAATATGGTCATAAAACTCTGGAGATGGCTGCAGAGGCACAGGGAGACAGTCGTGTGCAAAAATACTTAAGAGATGAGGCTTTACGCCTAATCAAAGAACTTAAACTAAGGAGTTAACCAATATGTTTGACGCACTCAAACCATTGCTTGACAGCGGTATTGTAAATGAAGAGACTCGCACAGAGATCCAAGAAGCTTGGGAAACACATGTTACTGAAGCTCGTGAGGAAATCCGTGGAGAGTTAAGAGAAGAATTTTCAAGACGCTATGAGCACGATAAAAACACAATGGTTGAGGCTCTAGACAAAATGGTTACTGAAGGACTACAGTCAGAAATCAGCCAAGTCGTTGCAGAACGTACAAAGTTGGAAGAAGACCGTGTGAACTTTAATGCTAAGATGACTGCAAAGTCAGAAAAGTTTGAAGGCTTTATGGCTTCCAAATTAGCAGAAGAGTTAGCAGAACTAAACGAAGACCGTAGAGCACAGGCTAGTACACTTGATAAGTTACAAAAGTTTGTGGTTAATGCTTTAGCAGAAGAAATTGCAGAGTTCCACAAGGACAAGCAATCTGTTGTTGAAACAAAGGTTAAGTTAGTAGCAGAAGGCAAGACACAGATTGAGAAGTTAAAAACTCAATTTATTGATCGTGCTAGTGCATTAGTTCAGAAAACAGTAACTGAGAACCTCAATAACGAATTAACTCAACTAAAAGAAGACATCGAACAAGCACGTCAGAATAACTTCGGACGTAAACTATTTGAAACTTTTGCGGCAGAGTTTGCCACTTCGCATCTAAATGAAAATGCAGATATAAAAGACTTACAAAAGAAAGTCCAAGAAGTGAATGCAAAGTTAGCAGAATCTACAACAGCAAATACTGAGAAATCAGCATTAGTTGAAAGTAAAGAAGCTGAAATTCGTAGAATTAAAGATCGCATTGCCCGCGATTCAATGTTATCACAGATGATGGCACCTCTAAACAAAGAGCAACAGGAAGTAATGACTTCATTACTAGAATCAACTGTTACAAATCGTTTAGAATCATCATTTAACAAGTATTTGCCAGCAGTGCTTAAGAATGATACTAGATCAACTAATAAAGTTCTAGCAGAAACTAAAGAAGTAACTGGCAATAAAAAAGAAAACAAGGTTAATAAATCCGATGAAGGCAAGATCATTGAGATGAAGAAATTAGCTGGCTTATAATACATTTTAACTAGGAGACAAAAAAATGTCTAATTTAATCGAAAGTCGCTGGGACGAAACAAAGGATGCCCTTTTAGAAGGCCTTCAAGGTTCTAAGCGAAAGAATATGGGTGTTGTTCTTGAAAACACTAAAAGATACATCAGTGAAACAACAGCAGGCGCAACTGCAGCCGGCGACATTGGTATACTAAACAAGGTAATTTTACCTGTAATCAGACGTGTAATGCCAACTGTTATTGCTAACGAAATCGTTGGTGTTCAGCCAATGGCAGGACCTGTTTCACAGATCCACACACTAAGAGTTAAGTACAATACAGCAACTGACCATGCCGCTACACAGTTACAAGATTCAACTGGTTCAAACTTAACTGCAAATGATGAAGCATTATCACCAGCTGCAATCGCAGCAGGTTATTCTGGTATTGACGCTGGAACATCTGGTGCTCCAGATGCTACTGCAAACTTAGAAGGTAAAGCTGGTAACACAATGAGTATCGAAATTCTAAAAGAGACAGTAACTGCGAAAACTCGTAAGTTATCAGCTCGTTGGACTTTTGAATCAGCTCAAGATGCACAATCCATTCATGGCATTGATGTAGAAGCTGAAATCATGGCTGCACTAGCACAAGAAATAACTGCTGAAATTGATCAAGAGATTCTAGTAAGTCTTAGAGCATTAGCAGCAGCTGGTACAGGTTCTGCATTTGGTGCAAACACAGCCGCATACGATCAGGCTGCAGTATCAGGTACAGCTACATATGTAGGTGACGAGCATGCCGCATTAGCAGTATTAATGAACAGAGTTGGTAATAAAATTGCACAACGTACACGTAGAGGCGCAGGTAACTGGGCAGTTGTAAGTCCACAGGCACTTACAGTACTACAAAGTGCATCAACAAGTGCATTTGCAAGAACAACTGAAGGTACTTTTGAAGCACCAACAAACACTAAAATGGTTGGAACACTTAACAGTAGCATGAGAATCTATGTAGACTCATATGCTGGTGATGCAACGGCAGTATTAGTTGGTTACAAAGGTTCAAGTGAAACAGATGCAGCAGCATTTTACTGCCCATACGTTCCACTAATGAGTTCAGGTGTTGTGCTTGATCCATCAACGTTAGAGCCAGTAGTTGGTTTCATGACACGTTATGGTTATCAGACACTAACAAACACATCAAACTCTCTTGGTAACGCCGCTGATTACCTAGGTAGCATTTCAGTTGCTAACCTATCATTCAGTTAATAACTAAGATACGTTAAACATAAAGCAGGGCTTAGGCCCTGCTTTTTTGTGACTAAATATACTTGTAGATGCATAAGCATTTACTTATGGGGCACCAACCCCGTATTACATAGAACGTAACTAAGGAGAAACAAATGGGACGTCCACTAAATAAAAGAATGTTTACAGGTGCAGTTGCAGGTGCAGCCGCAGCCATAAACG